GTTGTCGGACATCCAGAAGGATCCCGATGTCGGCGGCGACAAGTTCAAGGCCTCCATGGCCGCGGCTGGCCGCGCGATCGATCGTCTGGGTGGCGACGACCTTCGAGAGGCGATGAACCTGACGGGTGCCGGGAACAATCCCCGCATCTTCAAGGCCTTCGTCACCCTCGGGCAGTGGCTGAGCGAGGACAAGTTCCGGCCTGGCAATCCGCCCGCCGGCAACACCCAGAAGACGGCTGCCGATCGCATGTATCCCGACCTCCCGTCGGGGTCCTGATCAACCCACTGTGGAGTAGCGTAAAATGGCAACCCTCGCTTCTACGGCCCTGACCATCACGGAATGGGCCACTCGTCTCGACCCGGACGGCAAGCCCGCCGCGGTGATCGAACTGCTCGGTCAGACCAACGAGATGCTGACCGACATGCTGTGGATGCAGTGCAATGACGGCGCCGGCCACAAGACCACCGTGCGCACCGGCCTGCCGACCGCGACCTGGCGCCTGCTGAACTACGGCGTGAAGCGCTCCAAGAGCACGACCGCTCAGGTGCGCGACGCCACCGGCATGCTCGAAGCCTATTCGGACATCGATCCGGTCCTGGCCGATCTCAACGGCAACACCCGCGAATTCCGGGTGGGCGAAGACATGGCGTTCGTCGAGTCGATGAACCAGGGCATGCAGGGCACCGTGGTCTACGGCAGCACGGCGGCCAATCCCGAGCGGTTCACCGGCCTGGCGCCGCGCTTCAACTCGAAGTCGGTGCCCAGCGGCGCCAACATCGTCGACGCCGGCGGCAGCTCGAGCACCAACACCAGCATCTGGCTGATCGGCTGGGGCCAGAACACCTGCCACGGCATCTTCCCGAAGGGACTGCCGGCGGGGCTGCAGGTCGACGATCTCGGCAAGCAGCCGGTGAACGACCCCAATGGCGACACGCTCTACATGTATCGGACCCACTTCAAGTGGTACTGCGGCATGAGCGTGCGCGACTGGCGCTTCGTGGTGCGTATCGCCAACGTCAACGTGACCTCGGGGGCGGTGACCACCTCGAACCTGATCAACACGCTGATCAATGCCGTGAACAAGGTCCCGTTCAGCCCTGCGGCCGGCAACAGCCCGCCTCCGGGCGCGCCGGGCGGCACCCAGACCAAGCCGGGCCAGGTGAACTGGTCTTTCTACTGCAATCGCACCGTGCGCACGGCCCTCGACATCCAGGCGATGGCGAAGACCAACGCGCTGCTCACGATCGAGAGCCGCGATTCGAAGCCGTACACGGCCTTCCGCGGCGTCCCCATCCGCATCTGCGATCAGATCACCAACACCGAGGCGCAGGTGACCTGACGTGGTCGCCTGTCCCTGAAACCCTCTTTCTGGAGTGAACCATGATTCTCGAAGGCAACATGTTTTCCGCTCAGCCCGCAGCGGGCGGCGATGCGCCGGTCAACATCGGCACCACCGACAGCACGAACGTCTATGATCTCGGCATCGCCCGGGACATCGGCAGTGCTGTCACGGAAGACCTGGACCTGCTGATCCAGGTGATCACCGCCTTCACCTCGGGCGGCTCGGCCACTCTGCAGGTCGCGCTGAAGGGCGCGCCCGACAACGGCTCCGGCGCGCCGGGCTCGTATTCGATCATGTACCAGTCCGATGCGATCCCGGTCGCCAACCTGGTGCAGGGCTATCGCTTCCTGATGGGCGGGCTGCTCTCGCAGAATCCGAGCAGCCTCGTCCGCTTCCTGAAGGTCTCCTACATCATCGGCACCGCGGCGATGACCGCGGGCGCCATCGTGGCGGGCTTCACGCCGGCGCTGCAGTACAGCCCGAACTACGCCCGCGGCTACACGGCCTGATCGGTCGGCGATCGATCCGGAGGCGCGGGGCAGCTCGCGCCTCCTCTTCAAACCCGCCGCCGGTGCTGCGGGCTCGAAGAGGAGAAGGGCAATGGCAGCGAAATACCGAGTGGTCGGCTCGTTCTATCACCAGGATCAGATGCACAACGACGGCGCCGAGGTCGAGTACGACGGGGTTCCGGGCGAAAACCTCGAGCCGCTGAACGCGGAAGCCAAGAAGGCCAAGGAGCGCGCCGGCAAGGTGACGATGGTCCAGCCGCTCGACGCCGATGAGCGTGCCGAGCTGGAGCGCCTGCGCGAGGAGAACAAGCAGTTCAAGGAGCTGGCCGGCAAGGCCTGACCGCCTGTTCCCATTTGTAGGCGGCGGCGTCAGGGCTCGCGCTGCCGCCTCTTTCTCACGGAGGTGGCGATGGTTTCGCTCAAGATGACGCCGGCCGAGGCGAAGGCCGAAGGCTTCGGCAAGCCCGAGGACATCAAGCCGCCGGAGTATCCGTGGGGCACCTCGCTCACGCTGACCAACGAGACGGCGAAGGCGTTGTTTCCCAACGGCCTGCCCGATGTCGGCACCGAGTTCGCGATCAGCGGCACCGTTCGCGTGAAGGGCAAGAACGAGGACGAGCGCGAGGGGCAGCAGGTCCGGACGTCGATCGACCTGCAGGTGACCGATCTCGACGTGCCGAACACCGTCCCGAAGAAGGATGCTGCCGCGACGCTGTATCCCAACATGGCGTCGGGCGGCTGATCGATGGCCAGCATCGTCGGCATCTGCAACGCCGCGCTCTCCCACTGCGGGACGCGCAGCAAGATCGATGCGCTCGACGAGGGCTCGGCCGAGGCGAACGCCTGCGTTACCCACTTCGATCTGGTGCGGGATGCCACCCTGCGCGGCTTCGACTGGAACTTCGCCCGCCTGACCACGGGCTTGGCCGAGCTGCAGAACCCGCCGAAGCGTTGGACCCACAAGTACGCCCTGCCGACCGACTTGGTGCGGCTGCGCCGGCTCAACGACGTCCCTCTCATTCTGCTGCCGGAGACCTTCTACGAGTTGGCCGGCGACAAGGACGGCTCGGGCGCCTACATCCAGGTCATCCTGACCAACGCCTGCCCGGTGTCGGCGATCTACACCGCCCGCGTCGAGGACCCACTGCGCTGGGATGCCGGCTTCGTCGACGCCATGGCCTATGGGCTCGCGGCGCGGATCTGCTTCGAGCTGACCGGCAAGGACGATCGGGCCAAGACGCTGTTGCAGCTGTGGCAGGCAGCGCTGATGCGCGCGGGTGCCGATGCCGCGAACGAGACCAGCAACCTCAACCGCACCTACATGCCCGAGGCCCTGCGGGCCCGCGGCTTCGAGGATGGCCTGGACATCATCGGCCAGACCTGGCCGCGCTGACCATGACTACCATTCCCGTCATCCAGCCGAGCTTCGCCGCGGGTGAGCTGTCGCCCTACCTCTATGGCCGCGTCGACCTCGCCAAGTACAGGGTCGGGGCCCGCACGCTGCTGAACTTCTTCGTCCATCCGCATGGCGGGGCCAGCAACCGGCCGGGCACGCGTTGGATTGGCGAAGTCGACGATTCGAGCCGCAAGCACAGGCTGATCCCGTTTCAGTTCCGCACGCTGCCGGCGGGCCAGACCTACGTGCTGGTGTTCGGCCACAAGACCATGCAGGTCGCCATGTTCAACGGCACCGCCTGGGGCTTCGTGCAGAACGCCGACGGCACGCTCTTCACGATGGCGACGCCGTACGCCGAAACCGATCTGCGGCTGCTGAAGTACGTGCAGTCGCAGGACACCCTCACGCTCTGCCATCCGAACTATGCCGTGCGCAACCTCCGGCGCGTCGCTCACAATTCATGGACGCTGACGCCGATTACCTTCGCGCCGTCGACGAAGGCGCCGACCGGGCTCGCGGCTGGCAGTCCCGGCTCTGCGGGCTTTGCGGTCGTGACGGCGATCAACGATTCCTCGGGCGAGGAGAGCCTGCCCAGCGCTCAAGCTGGCACCACGAGCGGCACCGATACCTGGAGCTGGACGGCGGTTGCCGGCTGCTCGAACTATAATGTCTACAAGAAAAAGGGGTCGATCTTCGGCTTCGTCGCCCAGGTCCAGACGACGACGTGGACCGACGCCACCATCGATCCGGATATTTCGACCACCCCGCCGGGCAGCCGCACGCCGTTCGGCACCGGCACCCTGCAGGGCCTGACCATCCAGAACGGCGGTTCGGGCTATTCCGGCGGCGCCACCGGCGAGCTGATGGACGGCATCCGGGCCGTCACCAGCGTGACCCTGACCGTCGTCGGGGGAGTCATCACGGCGGCGACGGCCACGAACATCGGTCTCAGCGTCAGCGCCAACGCCACCGTGCGTATCACGGACGGCACCGGCACGGGAGCCGTGCTGACCCCGACATGGAGCGGGCCGGATGAAAATGGCTATTACACTCTGACGGGCGCCAGCGTGACCAACGGCGGCTCCGGATACGGCGCCAACCCGACTGCCGGACTGACTTGGGATCCCAACTTGGCCTCGGGTAATAATCCAAGACTTTCATTGACGGTGGTCGGGGGCGCCATCGCATCCGCGACCCTCGTCAGCGGATCTCTTATCGGCCCCGATTATAGCCTGTCGACCGTATCCATCGCGGTTGTCGACAGCGCCGGCGCCGGTGCCGTCATCCTGGCGAACGTCCTCGCCGATGGCGGCAACCTCAATCCCGCCTGCTCCAGCTACTTCATGCAGCGGCAGGTCTATGGCGACACGCTGCAGCAGCCGCAGACGCTGTGGTTCACGGGCGTGGGCGCCTTTGCCAACATGAACGTCAGCACGCCGACCAAGGACAGCGACGCCATCACGCGCACGCTGACCGGCCAGCAGGTGAACGAAATCCGCCATCTCATCCCGGTCGGCAGCTCCATGCTGGTGATGACCTCGGGTGCGGAATGGCGCTGCTGGCCCGGCCCGAGCTCGAACGCGCTCACCCCCGGAGCCTGCTACACGCTCCCGCAGACTGCGCATGGCAGCAGCCACGTGCCGCCAGTCCAGGCCGGCAACGATGTCCTGTTCATCAAGGAGAAGGGCAGCCGGGTGCTGGCGCTCCGCTTCGATGCGATCCAGGACCAGTATCAGAGCTTCGACATGTCGGTGTTGGCCCAGCACCTGCTGGCGGACACTTCGGGCACGCATCAGATCGTTGAATGGGCCTATGCGACCGAGCCCTATCAGATCATCTGGGCCGTCCGCGACGACGGCGTGTTGCTGGGCTTCACCTACATGCGCGAGCACGACGTCTACGCCTGGCACCGGCACGTCACGGATGGGCTGGTCGAGAGCGTGGCGACCATCACCGAGCCCGACGGCTATGGCGGGTATGAGGATGCCGTCTACCTGATCGTCAACCGCACCATCGGCGGCCAGACCAAGCGCTACCTCGAGCGCATGGTGTCGCGCACCTTCCCGACCATCGCCGATGCTTGGTTCGTCGATTGCGGCCTGCAGTACAGCGGCACGCCGGTCACCCAGATCTCGAACCTCGGCTACCTCGAGGGCAAGACGGTGGCGATCCTGGGCGACGGCAGCGTGGTCCCGAGCCAGGTCGTGACCAACGGCACGGTCCAGCTCGACGGCAGCTATTCCAAGGTCATCGTCGGCCTGCTGTACACCTGTGACCTCGAAACCTTGAACCTCGAGCTGGCGCCGGCCGGCGGGACCTCGCAAGGCCAGATGAAGAAGATCAGCCAGGTCACGATCCGGGCCAAGGAGACCCGCGGCGTCAAGGTCGGCATCAACCAGACCGTCGCCCAAGAGGTGAAGCAACGACAGCAGGAGAACCTGGGCAGCCCGATGCAGCTCTTCACCGGCGACTATGCCGTGACCGTGCCGAGCGAGTGGAATCGTGATGGCAGGATCTTCGTGCGGCAGAGCTACCCGCTGCCGTGCACGATTCTCGACCTGATCCCCGACGTGGCGCCGGGTCGTTGATGCTGACCGTCGTGCCCGCCACCCTGGACCACGCCCGCGCGATCGAGCTGCGGCCGGGGGATGCGCGCGAGGTCGCCGCCCTCGGCCTGTCACCGGTCGAGGCCTTCGAGGCGTCGATGGCGCGCTCGCTGTGGGCCGAAGCCTACCTGGTCGACAGCGAGGTGGCGGCGATCGTCGGCCTGGCCGTCGGCAATCTGCTGGGCGGGGAAGGGTGTCCGTGGCTGCTGACCGGCCGGCCTGCCGATCAGCACCGCAAGCTGTTCCTGCAGGAGACCCGCCGCGGCGTCGAACGCATGGCGGCCGAGTTCCCGGTGTTGGTGAACCGGGTGTATGCGGAGTACGCGGGCGCGATCCGCTGGCTGCGCTGGCTGGGCTTCGAAATTGGACCGGCCGAGCCATATGGGCCGAAGGGTGAGCTGTTCCGCGCTGCCGTTCGGAGAAAGGGCCTGAACATCGGCCCGACCACCATCGCCGATATCGAGGCGGCACCTAACCTGCGCGCGATCTCGCGCGAGTTCACCGCCGAATCGCTGGCACCAGGGATGCCGCGCACCGCCCCGAATTGGGACGCCTATCGCCAGTTCGAGGCGGCCGGGATCTTGCACCCCATCGCCGCGCGTCTGGACGGCGTGCTGATCGGCTTCATCGGCGTGCTGTTGGCACCGCTGCCGCGGCACAGCGTGCCGATCGCCACCACGGAACGGTTCTTCGTCCTCAAGGCGCATCGCAAGACCGGCGCCGG